TCGCTACGAGGACGTGAGCTAATCAGTGTGGGGTTACCGAAGAACTCAATGTTTTTCGCAATATTAGTTATCAGTGTGTCGTGAAGGACAATTTGTTCCATAAAAGGATCAAACTCACCTTCGCCTTCAGTCCCACTAGCGTTTGGCTTGTTTAAAACTTCTACAGCAGGAATAAAACCTAAATTATTAGGACGTTTTTTAGCTGGTGTTAATACAGCACCTGGTTCTAAATCAAAACTTAACTCAGTATCAGTTTCAACTTCACTTATTTCATCTGCAGTAATAGATAAACGAACATATCGTTTATTTTGACCTGCGCTAGCGCTAGGCAAGCCTAAATTAGCGTTTTTAACTTTGTAACTATAAATAATGATTACTTCGTCAACTTCACCATTTAAATCGTGATAAACCCTGTATTGATTTTTATTAAAAAAATAAATTTGATACTTTAATTTAGGATCAGGACGAAAATAAAATAAACCACACCCATCAATTAAAAAATTCCTGATAATTGAAGGAAAACGAATATCTAATTTATTTAACTTAATTACATCTTCTAAAAATCTTGTACGACTCTTATAAGTATCTTGATCACAATAAAAAGTTAAGCCCTTCTTAATCATAAGAAGAGTCATTTGCTGTAAATGGCTCAAAACAACCATCGTTGCCGATTGATTGCTCCGATCCTGAGTGCGCGAGGCTTCCAGAATCTCGTTGAACCTTTTTCTGGTTTCAATACCCGCCGTCATTCAACTAAAAACAAAAGTACTAAATTTAATCACTTACTCGACATTTTTTTAGCTTTACGTGCTTTAGCGAGAGCTCGTTTACGAGCATCGTTTTTATCCGATGACTTTTCATCAGTTTTCTTTTCTTCTTTACCGCTCATTTTTTTAAACTTCTCCAGAAGCTCTGGCGGCATTTTGTTAGCCATCGGGAAGCAAGTACTTTTTGACTCTTTCCAGTTTAACTGCTTCTGGCGGTAAATCTTCAATCGGATACGACGTAAGAATATGGTCTTTGCGGCCAAGCATGTCCACAGTGCCCTCTTGAGGATTAAAAGTCTCGCAAAGATTTTGAACTTCTGGAGTATCCCAAATATAAAACTCAGCAATAGATTTTAATTTTAATTTTCTAGTTTTATTGTCGCCCATCCAACTAAAATGCCACCCGCCATCTCTATCACCTAAAACTTTACGGTTCGGCTGAGAACGAATTTCAGTAATTGAACCCAGTTCAATTAATTTATCAACACGACACGCAGTAGAACACGACCACCGAAAAAGTTCCCCCGTGGGAGAACAAAGTTGTAAATCAGCACGTCCATAATGCATGGACATATCTAAACCTACAATCAGATTAGGATCATCATTTATTAAAGATCTCAATAAATTAAATTTATTAGGATTCGGAATTTCGTCACAATCAGAACAAATAAAAATAGTATCGGGTGGAAGTTGTTTTAAATAAACGCCAAGAGAATCCCGCTGCCCCCGTTCTCTGACCCACGGATCGGCGGCTTGTTCGACTGAAGGCAGCTCAACATGTACTACTTCAATTAAATCAAAAGGCAAACCAAGTTCTTTTATAGTTTGCAAACATGTATAAGGTTTTAATTCACCTCTATGAGTTCTATTAGCTTCAGCTATTAAAAAACCATCAACGTAATCACGTAAAATATTTACTCGAAGTTCTAAAAGTTCTTTTTCATTAAAGTAAGGAAAACAATCAATCAGCATAATTAGGAAGCAAATAGTTTTTTACACGATCAAGCTCAAATAATTTTTTTGGCAACGAATCAAGCGGATAAGTAGTAATTAAATGATCTTGACGACCGAGCATATCTACATTGCCAGGAGTTGCCTTAAATGTTTTACAGATACGCTCAACATCCGGTTTGTCAGTCTCCCAATGAGCATAAGATTTAAGTTTTTTAAGGCGTCTATCTGAATTACCCATCCAACTAAAATGCCAACCACAATCGCGATCACCTACATATAAATTATCTTGACTAGACCGAAGCGAAGATAAAGTACTGTGTTGTTTTGAAAAATTTACTGTACACATAAAAGCGTTTCTCCATTCAAATAATTCTCCATCAGGAGTAATTAATTGACGATCAGCTCGACCGTAGTGCATGGACATACTTGGACGAACTAAAATATTTTTTTGTTTTACATTTTCTACTAATAAATTTAATCTATCTGGATTTATGATTTCATCGCAATCAGAACAAATAAAAATTGTATCGTCTGGAAGCATATGAAGCCCAACGCTCAAAGCATCCCGTTGAGCTCGCTCACGAATCCAAGGATCGTAAACTTCTTCTTTGGACGGTAACTCAACATGAAGAACTTGAATATTTTCGTCACTTATACCTAATTCTTTTAAAGTATTTACACATGTAAAAGGTTTTTCTTCACCACGATGAGTTCGATTGGCATCAATGATTAAAAACCCATCAACAAAATTTTCAAGAGTACGAATACGTAACTCTAAAAGTTCTCGTTCATTAAAATACGGAAAACAATCAATAATCATTAAGACACCAGTACGGTGTCATCATACTACCTCATCTTGACTGAGATACTTTGAGACTCGACGCTTAGCTCGCATTAAAGTTTGTAAATCACGATTTGTGTTTTCAGTAAGATTGGTTTCGGAAAATCCGTTCAAATTTGTATTTGGGGCTGTAGGGGCTTGTGGTTGTGGCTGACCACGAAGGGAGGTTTCGTTATCGGCATCTATATCCGCAAAAGCTGTATCTGAGGCTTGATTAGCACGACGCTGAGCATCAGCTGCAGCAGTCTGCATCTGGTACGCCCGAGAAAAGTTATATGCAGCAGTATTATAAGGGTTCATTAATAAAATACAACTACAGTATGTACAGTTCCACTATATATAGCGGTTATAGACATAGGCATAACAGTATCGTTATTTATACGTGTTAAAGGCAATTGTTGCCCAGGAGCATCCGTCATTTCAACTACTAAATTATGATCTTGACCGGCATCAGTCATCATAAAAAATCCTCTAGAAGCAGAAAATCGCTTCAATCCACTAGCAGGAATATAATGAAATCCACTCGCATAAGGCAATGTCGAACTTTGTCCATAAACAGATCCAAAAGCCCTTACATCCATATCAACAAAAATTTTTTTAATTTTAACTGATTTTTTCGCAAATTTCGATTAGTCGTTTTAAGTACCATTCGCATTTCTTAAGATCTTCTACACCATTTTTATGTTCTGTTCTCCATAAATATTTTAGACAAGCCCCTCTACAGTATGCTTTAACACCTTCAAGCCCTAAAGCTGATTCCAGTGCATCTATACACTCAATAGGACCTTGAGTATAGTGAGTTGGGTGATCTATAGAATTTTTCTTGTCGAATTTATTAGGAAATAATTCATCAGCACTTACCACAGTTCAAAGCTCAAACATTTCAGACAGTTCTAACAGAATTTTATTATCTGTCAACATTTGTTGACTGTATTTAGTATCCATATGCTCTAACAGACCATATTTAGCTATTTCAACGTGGTTGCCAACCTTAATTAGAGGGACCACACGGCGATGTTCCTGGTTATCTTGCAGATTTTCGAACGCTAGCCCCATAGAACTACGGTCAGCTATCGGCCAACATCTAAATTTCGTAACTTCAAAGCTTTTTATAGGATCACAACTATCCGAGCCAACATATTTTTCTGCCATTTCCTGATCAAGGATCATCATTCCCATATAAGGATTGCCTAAAGAGGCAAAACAGACAAAATCTTGATATGGAGTTAAATAAGTTTGAACGTCGTAGCCGCGATTGCCCCAAATATTTGGCGTCGTGCGGCTGAGAGACCACTTTTTATGGTTATCGAAAGGAATTAAACGACCATTTAAATTCTCGTAACGACAAAAACCAGGTTCTAGATTAAAAACTTTTAATTTATCCTTCCAGAACCACCAATAATAAAAATTATCTTCTGTAAAATACATATCATTTTCTGTATATACATAAAAATCGTAAGACTTAGTGGATACAGCAGTAGTTAACAACTGCTTATGACTCCAGGTCAAGCTAAAACCTGTAAACTGTGGATCCGCAACGATAATTTCAAGTCCGCACTCATCAAGATTTGGTTATAAAAGTTCTTTTAAAAGTTTCTTATCTTCAGCGTGCTCGTGATCAATAAAAATATAAAAATCTTGTTTACCGGGAATTAGAGTATATCCTTGTAAAGTTTTTAAAAGTGCATCAAAACGCGATAACGGATCAAAAGCAGTAACAGCAATAAAAAAGCGATAAGAAAAAAGTAAAGCATGTGAGGACCGCACAGCATCTAAAAATGTTAAATCATTCATAATTAAAACTCCATCTGAAAGTTACCTCGCCGCTGAAGAAAACACACTAAGTGTGTGTAAGCATCTAATAAGTCATCGTGTGATGTCGCTCCTATATTAACTAGTTGATCGAAAAGCACATCAAATTTACGGTATCTATTAAAAATTACTTTTTTATTTTCTAATAAACCTAATGTTCCACGAAAACGAGCGATCTTATCCCCTCTAAAGCCTTTAACTTCGTGAATATGGATATTCCCAAGACCTCGATCATTTAACATAATTCGTCGGAGGTCGGCGGCTAACGATGCCTGATACGCTACAGATTCAACAACGAG